ATATACAAGGGGTTTAATGGTGATATGATATGTTCTTTTTATTGAAAATAGATAAATAAAATAGGAGTGCTAGATGGCAACAAATATAAAAGAAATGCATGAACACATAATTAAGTGTTATCCACAAGAAGCAGTGGGTGTTATTATCGATGATATCTTCTATCCATTAGATAATATTGCAGATGACCCAATCAATAATTTCAGAATATCAAAAGAAGATACTGAACAATTATTAGATAAAGATTTTAGTATTATCCATAGCCACACAATGACTCAATGGGCTATTGGATATGACCCACGTACACCAAGTCACAATGACTTAATTACTGTTGAATCATATGATGTTCCATTTGGTATTGTTCATTGCGATGGTGAATCAGTTACTGATATATTATGGATTAATCGAGATATACCTGAATTATTAGGTAGACATTATGTTAGTGGATTAACAGATTGTTTTACATTAGCACGTGATTATTATATAAATAACTATAATATCAATTTTGGTATTCATCCAAGACCAGCTAATTGGGAAGAATGGAACCCACATTATATCGAACAACATTATCATGATTTAGGATTTAGTGAAATCGATGGTAGTGAATTACAAGAAGGCGATATAATTCTTTTTTCAATTGGCTCAAGACATATCAACCACATCGGTGTTTATATAGGTGATAATCGATTTATTCATCATTTATATAATAGATTATCTTCTAGTGATACTCTTTCTAAATGGCATAGACAAATAGTCAAATATTTAAGGATTAAATAATGGATCAACGATATATCATAAATCTATATGGTAAATTAAAAAAAGAATATGGAGCAACCCATGAAATATATGCATCTAGTTTTGGTGAAGCTATTCGTGGATTAGTATGTGCATGTGGTAATGAATTAAAAGAAACATTGCGTGTAGGTAATTGGCACATAACCAATAATGATGCACGTGCTCGTGTTAGTAAAAATGATAAATTCTTATCACAAACTGATTTACAGATGCCATTATCACATGATGTTATTAATATCTATCCGGAAATACGTGGTTCAGGCGGTAAACCAGGTCTAATGGGTATTATCATGGGAGTTTTAATGATAGCTGCTATATTCTTATTACCAGCAGCTGGTGTTGCATTAGCAGCAGGTACAGCACAGATGTTAGCTATTGGTGGCGCATTTGCAATTATTGGTGGTATTATTACAATGGCTACAACAAATACGCCAAAAGTTGGTAACTACGATAATCAATCAGTTGATAAGAAAAAGTCATTTATCTATAATGGTCCAGTGAATGTTATGGAACAAGGTGGAGCAGTACCATTAGTATATGGTAGACATTTATGTGGTAGTACTGTTATTAGTTCATCAATTGATGTAGAACAAAGATTATAAGGAAGTTTAATTAATGAAATATTATTCAGCAAATCATTTAGAACCAATTGAAGAAGTTATTAATGATGGAATCAGTGGTAGTGGTAGTTGTTTCCCAGCTGGAACCTTTGTTAGAACTCAGCATGGTTATACACCAATTGAAACATTAAAACCCAATGATATTATTATTGGTTATGATAGATTTGGTGAATTAGAGTTTGGTATTATTAAACAAGTTTTTAAACATATTGGTAGTGATATTTCTCATGATTTATATGATTTCCATAATGGGATGCCATTAGTTACAGGTAATCATGCTATCTATGATAATATCACTAATGAACATAAAGAAGCACAAGATTTTAATATTAATGAATCATTCACATTAATGGATGGTAGTCAAGTTATTATTGATGAAATTAGTATTCAACCAAAAGAAGAATATAGTGCTGATTTCACTGTATATAATCTTGAAGTATTACCAATGCATACTTATTTGGTATCAAGTGATGGTATTGATTGGTTTAAAGTCCATAATGGTGGTGGTGGTAAAGGTGGCACACCACATGTTGCAACAGAAGCAGCTGACACTCTTCGTAGTGCAGCGATTGCACGTGTTCTTGAAGTAATTTCAGAAGGTGAAATTGAAGGTATAGTAGGTGGAGCAAAAGGTGTTTATATTAATAATACACCATTACAAAATACTGATAATACCTATAATTTCACTAATGTTGTGTTTGATTCACGTAATGGATTACCTAGTCAAGAAAAAATCAACTGGTTCCCAGATGCAGAATCAGAATTTCAAAAAGATGTTACTGTAACTGCATCAACTCCTGTTATTCAATCAATCACCACCAGTGGCGTTGACTTTGCTAAAATTACTTTATCATTGCCAAATGGATTATATGTTCAAAATAAAACCAACGGTGATGTTAATGGTAACACAATTGCTTATAAAATTGATGTGCGTTCAACAGTAGGTGGAACTGGTTCTTGGCAATCTGTTATTGATAAATCATTGACTGGTAAAACCATGAGTAATTATGAATTCACTCATAGAATAACAGCACCAGCAGCTACTTGGGATGTTAGAGTATCAAGAATAAGTGCAGATGACCCAGATACAGCAAGCCAAAGTGATTTAAAATTTGCTAGATGGACAGAAATACAATCTACTACAGAAACTTATAATAATAGCGCAGTAGCAGCAATTAGTATCCCAAGTGAATCCGTTGGTAATCAAATCCCAAATCGTGCATATGATGTAATGGGTATTAAAGTTCAAGTACCAGTTAACTATGACCCAATTACACGAGTTTATAGTGGTTCTTGGAATGGATTATTTAAAACAGCATGGACAGATAACACTGCTTGGATATTATATGATTTAATTACTAATACACGTTATGGTATTGCTAATTATATGAATACACCAGTAGCAGTTGATAAATGGGCATTTTATGATGCTGCTGTTTACAATGATGGATTAGTTCCAAATGGCATGGGTGGATATGAAGTCCGTTATTGCTTTAATAATGTGATTCAAACACAAGAAGATGCTTGGCAATTATTACATGCAGTAGCTAGTAATATGAGAGCTAATATTAGTATGAATAGTAATTTAATTAGTATTGTTCAAGATAGACCAACTGCTGCTACTAAAATATTAAATAATTCAAATGTACTTGATGGTATTTTTAATTATAGTACTACTGATAGCAGCCAACGCATAACAGCAGTTAATATTACTTTTAATGATAAAGATGACCATTATCTACCACGTACTATTAGTTTAGTTAATACAACTAGTGGAGCAAGTAATACAGTTGATTATAATAATGGTATTGAAAAATGGGGTTATAATGTCCAAGATTTCACTGCTTATGGGTCAGTAACAGAATCATTTGCTAAACGATTAGCTAAATGGGTATTATATACAGAAGCCAAACAAGAAGATATTGTTTCATTTGGACTAGCATTAAACTCAATTGATGTTGGTATTGGTGATGTTGTTAAAATCATGGATAATGATTATGTTACTAATACTGGTACTTATCTAGCTGGTAGAGTTATCACTGCACCTACTAATTTATTTGGTAGTAATTTAGTCTCTACAGATACCACAATGGGTGGTTATACTGGATGGAAAATAATTGGTGTTAGTCAAGATAATCCAAGAAAATATTTATTTAATTCATCATTAAGTGTTTTACCAAATACTTATTATTCAATTTCATGTGTTTATTATAGTAGCAATGGCGCAGTAGATGATTTTTTTTTAAAATTCTCAGATACAGGATGGCCAGAAGGTAATGTTTATTGTCAACCATTTACTAGTCATTCAATAACTAGAGGTGGTAACTATACTATAACTGATTTGGGTAGTAATTGGAAGAAATTAACGGCTTATTTTAAAACATTACCTACTACAACAACAATAACCCAATTATTCTTTGATTCTGATGTTGCTGGCCAAGAAGTATTTGTTGCTAATATCCAATTAGAAGCTGGACAAATGGCAAGTTCTTATACAACATCAAGTGTTGTTAATGTTGATAGTCCAATTGTTATTCAAGCAGGATATACTTATAAAGTAGCATTGACTAATTTAGCAAATGATGATATTATTGAAAGAACCATTACTAATACACCAGGCACTTATACCACATTAACAGTTGATTCAATTATTCCAGTTGGTGATTATTCTAGTAAAGAATTTTATGTTTATTCTAATGGATTAGTAGAAGCACGTAGTTTTAAAATTATTAATATATCTGAATTAGAAAAAGGAAAATATAATTTCACTGCTAATTTCTATGATGCAAATAAATTTAGTGTTATTGAACAAGGATTGGTAGTTGAAACACCTGTTTATAGTAATTTAACTAATGATATATTAGCCAAACCAACTAATATTCAATTCTTCGAGCATTTTAGTAATAATGGTATTAATACAAATAATTATATTCGTGTTACATTTGATTGGAGTGCTGCGATTGAAGAAGCAGTTACATTTAGTTGTCTATGGAGACGTGATGGACTTGAATATGAAGCATTACCTACTACATCATTAAAAGAATTCATTATACCTGATACAACACCTGGTCAATATGAAGTATTAATTGATGTTAGTAATTCAATGGGTAAAAGATCATTACAAGCTTATGGTACATTTGATTATAAAGTAAGTGCTAGAAGTAGCACTTTAGAAGCACCAAGTAATTTTTATGTAAGAAATACTACTGGTGTTACTTTTACTGATCCATTCTTACCATTATCTTGGGATTATAATACAAATAATGATAATAAAACAGATAGATTATTAGATTATGTTATAGAAGTATGGACAACTAATGGATTAACTAAACTTAATACTATTATAGTTCAACCAAATGTTGCAAAAGGTGGTCAATATGATTATTCATTTGCACAGAATAAAGCAGATTATGGTTCTCCAAGTAGAAGTGTTTTATTGAAATTGTTTAGCCGTGATGCAATGGGTAGATTAAGTGTATCAAGTAGTAAAACATTCAATAATCCAGCACCTAGTACTACTATGACTATTAGTAATACCATCAATGGTGCTTATTTAAAAGCTGCTATTCCAAGTGCAACTGATTTAGTAAGTTATACATTTAAAAAATATAGTGCTGCATCTGGTGGTACATTATTAGAAACTATAACAACAGTTAATAATTATCTTGATTTTGTTAGTACTGCTGGCACAACTTATTATTATACTGTAACACCTAATGATACTTTTGGTTCTGGTACAGAAACATCACGTAGTGCTGGTACTGGTATTAGTTTAAACGCGGATACTTATACCTATAATGGTTTACAATTTAGTACCAATGAATCTACTAACACTGTATCTTGGGGTTCATTTACAGTTTATAAAAATAGTGAAACTACACCAGTGACTGTAAATGCAGGTAGTTATGTTTGGTCAACTAACACAATGTACTTGTATTATATTCCTGGAAATACTACATTACAACAAACAACTAGTTCAAGTACTGCGGTTGCTGCAGGTGGTAGAATACTTGCAACATATAAAGGTGCAAATAATATCACAGCAGATGCTGGTAAAGCATTTATAGATGGAGATCAAATAATTGCTGGTTCTCTTTTAACTAATGCTCTTGCTACTAACACTGCCTATATTACAAACATGGCACAGATTGGAAATATTATTGAGTCAGATAATTATAGTAATAGTGGTGGAAGTTATACTGGTTGGAGAATAGACAAAGATGGAGCAGCTAACTTTAATAGTATTACTATCAAAGATAGTGCTGGTAATGTTACTATGGCAAGTGGTGGTGCAGTATGGGATTATATTTCTAATCCAAGTGGAACTAAACCAGCTAATAATGCAACTGTAGGTGCTACTTGGGGCACTAATATCTCAGGACAGCCCAGTAATGACTTGATGTTCAATAATTTACAAATAGATACGTGGGTTGTGGGACAAACCCCTCCTTGGACTTTGAATGGAGCTGCTTCAGAAAATTCCATAGTGTATGACACAAATCAAACAGGCACTCGTGTTCCTGTTTGGAAATGTACATCTAACGGTGACAATGCTGCCGACGGTGGTTGGTATCCTGATGCAAATGCCGGTAAAAATTGGTTTAAAGTCGATAAAAATAAATCATATAGATTTGCGGTTCCCGTCAAAATAACAGGAGGAAATACTGGTAGGTATTATTGGGGTATTCTTGAAAATAGTGTTTGTGATTTAAACACAGGTAATAAAAATAGTAACCCTTATTTTGTTTACGGAGAGAGACCTGGTTTAGTGGCAAACCGTTGGTATTTGTTGGTTGGTTATGTGTTTCCGGCTGGAAGTACGGGGAACACCAATGCTGGTTCAGGTATATTCGATTTGACCACAGGTGAACTGATCGCTGAAAGATGGAATTATTGTTGGGCAAGTGATGTTGAATACACAGGCACTCGTGCTTATCAGTTTTACTGTGGAACTGCAGGAGAAACACAAGTATTTGGTTATCCTGTTGTTGAAGTTGTGGATGGCACAGAAAGTAAATTGTTTGACAATCTTGGTTATTCTGCGTTACTAAATGCACAACAAAAATGGTCTGATGTCCAAAACAATGACGGTAAAAGACCTGCAGATTATGCCGATGTAACTAACTACAATGACACAAGAGTTTCTAATGTTATTGAAGAAAATAGTACTTTGTTTGTTTCTCGTCCTGTAGGCGCCAGTTTTAACAATAATCAAGGTGCTGTCACAGGTATGATTAGAATTATATTACCGCAAGGTTTCACTAATACGATGCTGAAATTCACGGTGAATGTCTATACCTACAGCCAAGATAAATCTTTCAGTCTGAACTTGGCTGGTTATACCTATGCTAGTTATACCCCTGGAACAGGGGCGTGGTACAACACAGAAGCCAATTTATTGGGTTCAACAGCTGCGGATAACAGAGTTA